TCAGCGTGTTCCATTGCGGATTTCTCCGTGACAGTTTTCATTATTTTCAACTGGTAATCACGCAAGGAACAATCATCTATGGCTTCTTTTGCGACCGTCAACAGCCACTTGTGATTTGCAGTCAAGTAAGCTGCTTCGTCGAGATCTTTGTCGAACGGATTGTTGCACATCTTGATCTTGAAGCCCCAGTCTTCGAAGCTTTGCTTTTGAAGACTGTCAACTGCCTCTCTTGTCTGAGCCACAGGTAATTCCAAGAATCTGTGTCGATAATAATGTTGCAGAGAAGGAGGCAAGTCTGCGCCGCTGATCCACATTGCGAGTCTGTGACTTGCAGTGGTCGTGGGTGACTTCAAATCTCGCAGCAAACCTGCTTTGTAGAGACGTTCGTCGAGAGAAATTATCCCGATTTTCTCCTGTTGGACCACGAATCGCTTCGAAAGAAAACTGTGTTTCTCCAAAGGACCCGAGATCCAGTCTTTCGCGCATTGTCCGAGTCCGTGGCTACCGAATTCAGAGCCAAGAGTTTTCTTGAGCAATGCCTCGTCGACCGCTCTCCACAATGCAGTCAACACATCGTCACCTGATGCGTTAAAGCTGCTTTTCAGTTCATTTTCAGGATCCTGCAACCAAACTGCGAATCTGTTGTAGAGAATTGTCCTCAGCGTGTTGAACAGAGTCGTCAGAGTCGGGTGACCTGAAAAGACTGTGCCTGTTATTTCGCCCACAATGCCGGTCTTGGTGTGGAATGTGTAAGAGTTCTTTGTCAAAGCTTCCAATACTGCATTTGTTAAATGAGCTGGAACTGCACAATGGCTCGACTTCATTATTCTCGGCAAAATTTTCTTCATGATGAAGTGATCCACGATCTTGATCAACACTAAGTGCTGATGTGCGTCGTGAACTGCTCCGTCATAACTATAAAAATAGTTGCGAGAAAAAGCATTTGTGGGGTCTTGTCGATATTCGTTCCATTTGGCTGCCAATTCTGTTATTGAATAGCCAGAAATGAAACCAGGCTCGACAACCTTCATCACGCCAATCATCAATCGAGCAAGATATGATCCGACGCCCTTCATGCTTGGACTTGGGTTAAAGATCATTCTTGGCCGAACATCCCAAAGTGGAGAATAGTGCACTTCGTTGGTTTTCGAAAAAAGTTCGAATCGTGTGTCAATACGTCCTTCTTGAAGAGCAAAATCCAGTCCACGTTGATAAATTTGACGCTTGCGTCCTTCTGTGTCCTTGAGAAAATTTTCCCAAGAATAGTCTTCCGGTGTCAGCATCTCAATTGCGTTATAAATCTTGTTCTCGTTGCGTTTCCACCAGACGTCCTCGACGAATCTTTTGAACATGTATGCGACAGAAAAATCCGGAGAAATGTCTGTGTTGAAACCGCGTGCGAAAATCGCTGCTTCGATGTTATAACTGCACGACCCGAAGTGGATGGCTTGTGTGCCCTCATTTTCGAGGACTTTCTCATACATGGCTTCGGCACAAGTACACCTATTGTGCTCAGGTCGTTTCTTGATCTGCAAGCTTTCATTGCCGACAAAGTGGAAAAACCTTTTTGATTTCGACTGTTCAAAGTGACGTGAAGTTATCTTTGTCGCTTGTTTTGTCGGGAGTTCAAAAACGTCTTTCTTCAACTTCGGTGTTCGGCCACCGGACAAGTATGTTACCACGTTTTCGTAGGTGGTGTCTGTCTGTGTTTCGTTGCCTACGTCGGTAACAAACAAGAAAGGGTCGAAATATGCCAGGGCTTCGAGTCGAGGTCTTTCTGGTTCTTCTTCCATCAAGACTGACTGTATGCCGCCGAACATAGTTCGCCGCTCGTGCCAGATTTCGAAATAAGGATCTGCAATGCTTGACATCAAAATCCAGCCTTCATCGTGACCGCCTGACAAGTGTGTTGTCACGTTTTCGTAGGAGGTGTCTGTCGGTGTTTGGTCGCCTACGTTGGTCACAAATAAGAAAGGGTCGAAGTATGTCAGGGCTTCAAGCCGCAGTCTTTCTGGTTCATCTTCCATCAAAACTGACTGAATGCCACCGAACATAGTTCGCCGCTCGTGCCAGATTTCGAAGTATGGATCTGCGATACTTGACATCAGAATCCAGCCTTCGTCGTGACCGCCTCTCAGAGTGTTGTTTCCTGAGCAGCGCTCGTGACGGATACCGAAGAAGCCTTCCGTTTCACAATTGTCGATTGTGACGTAAGTTCCTTGTGTGGCTTCGACGCGTTCATTGCCGACTGCGTTGTCCCAGACTCGGCCGACTTTTCTTTTCAGTTGACACCATAAAGAGCCATGATCTGACTTTGTGTCCGAAAAGTTGAGGTCTGCCATTATCGGGGCGCGGAGTGCGGCCACTGTTTTCTTGTACGAAGACGCGCTTGTCTGGGCGAAGAAGTCAAAAGAGTTGTCGTAGATGACGCGATCAATAGGCATCATCTTTTTCTCGCGTCTGGTTTGTGCGTACTCTGCGATCAAAAACCGTTTTTGGTCCATCATTGATGTGATGTTGTTTGCTTTGAAAGCAGCTTTTCCGCTCATGAACCACTGTACAAGGTTGTGGTTGACAGCCACTTCTTCCATTGTGACCTTGATTCTGCTCTGTTGGTCGTAGTTGCCGGTTTGACGATTGAATGTCATTAGGCTCTCGTTGGTCAATCTTTGAATCAGACAAGGTTCTGACGCTGGATAAAGTTCGGCCATTGTCAATTCTGCGAATTCTGGCTCTTCGGAAACGTTGAATTCGTATACGCTGTAGCTCGAAAAGTTTCCGGTCGGATCACTCGTCTGGAGTGCGCAGTTCAACCAGCCATTTTGGCCACACATGGAAAAGCTTCGCAAAGGGAAGCAGACCAGTTCATGCTTGTAGCCTTTGCCGTTGCCGGTGGGCTCGTTGTGTATCATGCTGTCCTTGATTGTAAACTTACCTTCGTTGTCCACGTATTCGTAGACGCCTTCTTGTTTAGGATAGTTGCCAACACTGAAAGTTCCTTCAGTGCCGACTTGACTGTCCCTGACAGAAGTGAAGGCTTCCCGATAGTACAGCACGTCAGTGAAAACGTGCCAGGCGTCAGGCATGACATCCAGTGCCTCTTTTGCGTGCAGGTTGATTAACCACGTGTTGGACCATGAATAGTTGGTCAAAGGGTGAGTGTCGCGATACGCTTTGTCGGTGCCTGCAATGATTATTGGTCGAGTAAAGAAGTAGTCGTCTTTCAATTGCTGATTGTGCAGCCACTTTGTAGTTTTTGCATACTTTGCAGCATGCTCGACGATCTTCTTCTTTCTTTCGAATCCGGCTTTGAGCATATAGAAATTCGCGTGATCGGCACAGAAGCGCAGCCAGGCGTGTTCGTAAGAAACTGGTTCTTCGAAGTAACGCACCTTCTTGATGAGTGACAATTCCATAGCTTCTTTGCCGAACAGGAAATTGGTTGAAAAGTCACCACAGAGAATGTCTGCGTTGTTTTCTTTCTTGAAGAACAGTTCTGATTTCTTCGCGTATTTTTCTGCCTTCTTTTCATTTGAGCTGACGAGACCGAGAGCGTCAATTTTCTTGACGATTGTGTCTGCAGCGGTCTTGCCCAATTGAAGGTCTTTCGCCAAAGTCGTGACCTGTTCTTTGGTTTCTTTGGCTACTTCTTTGAGCTGAGAAACTTGCTCACGAGTTTTCAAAAGTTTGATGGCATGTTGTTTCTCTGCTTTCTGTGACTCTTGACGACTTTGGAATTGTTTGTCCAACTCAGAGTAGTCAATGTCCTTGTTCAGGTTCTCTAAGCCCTTCCAGCCTTCTTTGGCGAAAACTTGGACTGGCCGCTTACTCATGCTGTCATGGTAAGTCATATAAGAGAAGTGACCACGAGCGTGATGAATGAAGTGGTAATCGTGAGAGTTGGCTGGAGTCATCTTGCGGAACTCTTCTCGTGACATATAGCCGACGTTTTCACCATTCAAATCCGCTGTGGCGCTCAAGTTGGTCATTGTCTCGTTTCGTTTGTCAATATCCATGCAGACAATGACTTTTCTTGTGATCCCTGCAAACCGTTGGAACGGGTGGATCAAGCTTGTGTCCAGCTCTTTCGGTAGCTTGCCGGTGTCGACAAACTCTCGAAGGTTGTTCAACGTAGTCTTGTCCACATTGTTGAGGTGTTCCGACTGGTCAAGGAACTTCTTCATTGTTGGGCGCAGGTATGAGGTGCGCAAGGCTTCTAGCTTCCGTTCCTCAGTGGCCGCATTGGTCATGAGGTACAGGTAGTTAGAGTGAGGGACAAGGCACATCAGAGAATGTAAGAGACAGAGACCGTCTCCAACAGTTCGCCAAATGAAGCCAATGTCTTTTCCCCATTTCTTGCCCTCTTCCTGCTGCGCGTACGTGCCGATGCACTGTGGCGCAAGTCTGTCATCTGGGCTGTCTGCTCCACCAAACAAACGATGTTTTAGGTGGTCTTCCAAGAATCTCCGTTCTCGTGAGGCTGGTTGGTCCTTACGGAGTTTCTTGATGCGTTTACAGAGGGCGATGACGTATTGTTTTTCTCTGAGTTCGTGCAGTTTTTCAATACGCTCAGCCTCTTGTTCGGCCCAGTTGTTCACAAGCTGGTCAGTGATCCGCTCAGAAAGCAGAGGCTCCTCTTCGGATTCAACCTCAGCCTCCAGCAGCTCAACAGCAGCTTGGAAATGGTCTTGTTTGATGCCGGGCTCGTTCTGTCGCAAACGAGAGATTGTTTCTCTCGCTGTGCTCTCGTCATCGCTCAAGACTGACTCGAATGTTACGAGAGTTGTCGGCAGGAAAGGTGCCTCTCTGTATTCTCTCGCAGATTGGAGTCTGCACACGAGTTTTGGAGTCAACTCCAGATCACTGATCCAGATGTTCTGACCCCACTCCCTGAATTGCCCGGTCAGTTCGTTCTGAGGGGCATCGAGCATCAGCTGCTCGAGATATTCATCGTCGTCATTGAGTGGGCTGTCGCGTTCCTCCTCAATGACCGTGCGTGCAGCAGCTCTCAACTTCCTCCATTTAGGGCCACTGCTCTTGCAGTGCAGCCAATTGAGTAGACTCTCTTGTCTGCACATGTCAAGTGCTCTTTGTCCGAAGTGTCGGACAATGTTCGCCATTTGGGGTTTAGTCAAACGGAGTCGCGGTCGACCACGGCGTCGGTCGGCCGGCCTGGGCGTGACCCAGGATTTGTTGTTCAAGTATGAAGGCAATTTGCTTTCAG